ACGATTGACGGATCAGCAGGTGTAACGGGGCCAAATACTATATTAACTAATTCAGGTATTGGTTATACAACTGGCGCTGGTGGAACAGTTACGCAAACAACAAGCAGAACAACAGCAGTTACTTTAAATGCACTAACTGGTGCAATTACAATGTTTACTGCTGCGGGTAGTGCAACGCCAGCTTCATTTACAATCAATAATTCTTTAGTGGCAAATACTGATGTTATTGTTGTATCTATCAAAAGCGGTGCAACTAACACCTATGTCATTAGCGCACAATCAGTGCAAACTGGCGCATTTAATTTGACTTTTTATACAACTGGCGGCACAGTTTCTGATTCCCCAGTAATTAATTTTGCGGTTATTAAAGGCGCAACATCATGACATTTACTTGGAAAATCAGCGACATTTATGCAAAAGATGGCTTGATAATGCAAGTCAAATACCATTGCTCTGCAATTGAAGATGACATCACCGTTGAGACTGAGGGGACATGGGTTTTTGTTGACCCTGTAATGAATGTTGAGTTTGACCAAGTGACTGAGGAAATGGTAGCTGAGTGGATAGATGTTGCAAGTAACGGCTTAATCAAAGAAAATCTACAAAAACAAATAAAAACAAATGAATTTAAGCCAACACACGCACCTTGGCTGCCACAAGTCTTTACACCAGATATATAAGGAATAAATATGACCCAGCCGATTGACATAATTTCTAGGGCATTAAAAGACATTGGTGCATTGGAAGCTGGGGAAACACCTACGCCTGAAGCGGCGCAAGATGCGTTTGATATGCTGAACGATATGCTTGATCAGTGGTCAAACGAGGACATGATGGTGTTTTACAAGACTGAAATTGTCTTTCCGATAACACCAGGTCAGACGCAATACACCATTGGACCAAGCGGTCAGATTGGCGCAAACTTTGTTGGCAGTATTTCTGGCAACATTTTGACGGTCACATCTATCAATTCTGGCGCTATTGCTTTGGGTCAAACTCTTAGCGGCTCTGGGGTTGTGACAGGAACTACTATCACAGGGTTTGCCACAGGCGCAGGAGGTAACGTCAATGAAGCAGGCACTTACACCGTCAACATTTCTCAAACCGCCGCGTCAACAACAATCAACGCCTATTACCAGCGACCACTCGTTATTAGTTCTGCTTTTGTTCGTATCAATACTAATTCAAACGGCACTCCTATTGTTAACGGCGGTCTAGACTATCCGGTGGCAATTCTGGCGGTTGAAGATTATGAAATGATCGGACTAAAAACGCTGTCTGGTCCTTGGCCAAAAGCTCTGTATTACCAGCCAACTGAAGTTTTAGGAAATATCTTTGTTTGGCCAAACCCAAGCCAAGGCGAAATGCACCTGTTTGCGGACACGGTATTTCGCAGATACGACTCAATAAATGACACGATTGTTCTGCCACAGGCTTACGCAATGGCGGCTAGATGGTGTTTGGCTGAACGATTGATGCCTATGTACGGCAAGACCAGCCAAGTGCAAATAGCGATGATTTCAGGCTTTGCGGCGCAGGCTAAAGCCACAATCAAGCGCACCAATATGCGACCAGTTCAGACATCAAGGTATCCTGATTCATTGTTGGTCGGCAAGGCCAAAGATGCCGGTTGGATACTTTCGGGCGGTTTCGCTAGATAAGGATGACAAATGCCTGATTTTGGTTTTATCGGCCCAAGTTACGAAGCGCCAAGCATTTATCAGGACGCGCAGGAATGTATTAACTTCTTTCCTGAGATTGATCCGCTAAAAGAACTTGGCACTCGCGGCGTGGTGGCTTTGTACCCTACGCCTGGCTTAACTGCCAAAGTAAACCTGTACGCGGCTGAAGTTCGTGGCTTGCGTACTGTGTCTGGCGGGGCGCAACTGGTTGCTGTATGTGGACCATACGTCTACGTTATGACATCCAACTTCACACCAACTATTGTCGGGTATTTGAACACTTCCACGGGTCGAGTTGGAATCACTGACAACGGCGTTAACGTCTATATTGTTGACGGTGCATACCGTTACACATGGCGAATTTCTACGCCAGCGACAGCTACTTTCAATGGATCGATGTCTGGCACGACTTTATCTGTCACATCGGTGCAAAGCGGCACATTGGCGGTGGGTCAGCAAATATTCGGATTAGGCGTGGCTGGTGAAACCATAATTACTGCGTTTGGCACAGGCACAGGTGGAATTGGTAACTACACCATCAGCACATCACAGACTGTTCTCAGCGAATCCATGTCTAGTGTTGCGGCTGGCGCAATCGTCACAGCGACCATTGGCGGCACTTTGACCGGCGTGGCTATCACAGGTACTGCCGGACAGTTTTCATGCACTGCTGCGCCGTTTGCGTTGGCTATTGGCCAATCCCTGACTATCAGCGGCACGTTTGGCGGCACAGGCTCAATTACTGGTTACACAAACCCGACCACTTATTACATCATTGCCACCAACGGTTCGACCACTTTCACGCTGTCGGCTACTTCTGGTGGCACGGCAATCACCACTACGGCAGGCACACCGACCGGATTGACGTACAAATACGCACCGACCACTTTAAACGTGACTGCGGTTAGTTCTGGCACTTTGTACCTTGGCCAAACAATTCAGGGCGCAGGTATATCAGCTAACACAATGATTACGGCATTAGGCACGGGTTCTGGCGGTGTTGGCACATATACGGTTAGCAATTCTCAGCAAATTAGCTCTGAGTCCATGTATGCGTTGAATTTCACGCAAATACCCAATTCAGACGGTGCGTTTAGCGGTGGTAATACCGTGGACACCGTAGACAATTATTTTGTCTACAACCGCCCTAACACCCAGCAATGGGGTTCATCTGACGCATTAAGCCCCATTTCACAGCCTTTGTCGTTTGCGTCCAAAGACGGTGCGCCTGACAATTTGGTGTCGCTGATTGTGGATCACCGTGAGGTGTATTTGCTGGGGGAATCGTCATCTGAAGTTTGGATTGATGTTGGCGCGTTTCCATTCCCCTACCAGCGCATACCAGGCACATCTACCCAGCACGGCATTGCCGCCCAGTTTTCTATGGCCAGATTAGGCAATTCCTTTGCTTATGTGTCCAGAAACAACCGTGGCCAAGGCATGATCATGCAAATAGAGGGTTATTTGCCTAAGCGTATTTCTACCCATGCGGTTGAAAACACACTAGCAAATGAATACATTGATGATGCGGTGGCATGGACATACCAGCTTGAGGGTCATGAATGCTATGTGGTGTCATTCCCTACATTAAACTTAACATGGGTTTATGACGCTACAACCACAATGTGGCACAAATGGTTGTATGTCACTAATGGCAATGTCTACGGTCGCCACCGTGGGAATTGTTCGGCGGTGTTTCAAGGTTTGGTGCTGTGCGGGGATTATGCCAACGGCAAGATTTACGAATTAGACCGTGAAAATTACACGGATGATGGCCAGACAATTAGGCGTTTACGCCGTGCGCCGCACTTGGTGGCTGACTTACAGCGCCAGTTTTTTGACGAATTACAGATTCAGTTCCAGCCTGGCGTGGGAACAACGGGGTTATCTGTTAATTTCCCTACCACTTTTATTACCGATCCTTATTACATTGGCGCAACGGCAACGCTAACAATTGGGCCAACGGACATATTTATTATTGGAAATGGGGCTAAAATAAACACCAGCGACACGACAACTTATCCACAGGCAATGTTACGCTGGTCAAATGATGGCGGTTCAACATGGTCGCGTGAATACTGGGTCACAATCGGACAAATTGGCAAGTATAAAAACCGTGCAATTTGGAGGCGTTTGGGCATGGCCAGAGATCGAGTTTATGAAGTTGTCATTACCGATCCGGTCAAGGCGGTAATTGTGTCGGCAAATCTTAAAGCATCTGCTGGAGATAACTGATGCTTTACAACTCGCAGACCCAGCCATATCCACAAGCCGAATTTCTGGATAAGACGACAAATCGCCCGACCAGAGCCTGGCAACAATGGTTTTTAAATTTGCTGAATTGGTCAAGCGCAACAACAGCCACAGCGGGGTCGGCGACATTGCCTGCAAATCCTGTTGGATTCATCAACATCACGGTTGCTGGTAAACCGTACAAAGTGCCGTATTACAACCCATGAACTTAGCCGAAATCAAAATTCCATCACGCGAGCAAATTGAAAAATTGCAGCGTGAAATGGCCATGATGCCAGTGGCTGATTTGCAGGCGGCATCTAACGCTATGCACACAGAACATTATTTTCATGGTGGAATGTATGCCAGAAAGTTGAGCCGCCCAGCGGGTTGTTTGATTGTTGGAAAAGTACACAAACAAGATCATTATTTTTTGTGTGCCAAGGGTGAAATTATTGCATGGTCTGAAAAAGGAATGGTGCATTTGTATGCTGGTGACATTATTGAATCCAAGCCTGGCACTAAGCGCGTGACTTTAGCGGTAACTGATGCAATTGGAATTACATTTCATAAGACTGATAAAACTGATCTTGATGAAATTGAAAAAGAAATGATTGAGCCTGATGAACTTGCTTTGTTTGATTCCTCAAACAATTTAAAAGTTTTAGAAATTAAAGGGGAATAATATGAGTTGGGTAGCAGCGGCAGTAGTTGGAGGCGCGGTAATTGGCGCATCAGCAGCAGATAAGGCTTCACGAACACAAGCTGATGCAATTGGACAGTCTACTGCTGCACAGCGGGAGATGTTTGATATTCAGAATCAGCAACAAGCCCCATATCGAGAACAAGGTTATGCGGCGTTAAAAGACATTGCTGGGATGAGACCTTACCTAACTCATCAGTTTGGTGCGGAAGATTTTGCCCAAGGCATTGACCCTGGCTATGCGTTTCGACTGCAACAAGGTCAAATGGCTAACCGAAACATGGCTAATTTAGGCGGTGGATTGATTGGCGGTAATGCTTTACGCGGCTTACAAGATTACACACAAGGCCAAGCAAGCCAAGAGTATGGAAACGCATTTAATCGCTACCAAACACAGCGCGGCAATATCTACAATTCATTAGCTTCTATTGCCGGCTTAGGTCAGACTTCATTAGGTCAAACTGGTCAATTGGCAGGGCAAACAGCGCAAGGTATAGCCGGTTCAATTGCTGGTCAAGGTGCGGCACTAGCAGGCGGTCAAATGGGCGTGGGTAATGCTTTGGCTGGTGGATTCCAGCAATATGGAAATCAACAATACTTATCTAGTTTGCTTGCACAACGAAATCCAATTAATTTAGGTCTAGCAGGTCAATCATCTATATATCAAAGTCCATCATCTGGTCCAATATCCGGCGGCGGGTTTAGTTAAAAGCACAATCTAAGGATAAATTATGGCAGACTACACACCAGTTACATCACTGCAAAAACTACCTCCGCAAATGACATTAGCGGACATGATAAATCTTGCCGGTGGTATTCAACAATATCAGCAAGCGCAACAGCTTAATCCTGTTCAATTGGAAGCTGCGCGAACAAATTTATCTCGATTACAACAACTTACGCCTTTAGAAATTAGAACCAAAACTGCTGAAGCTCAAAAAGCAGAAGGCACTTTACAACCTAGTATTGATTTAGCTACACAACAAGCTGAAACCGCAAGAATTGAGGGTTTAAAAGCACAATATGGATTGGATAGTCAACAACATTCAGATTTTGCAAAATTGCTTGGTGGCTTTCAATATGATCCGCGATTAGACCCTAAAAATTTGGCAAAAAATCCAAATGATGCTGTGGAAATTATGCATGATATTCAAGCCCAAGCAAAAGCAATGAATATTCCTGATAAAAAAATTGCTGTCATAACAGCACCAGGAATGGCTAAAGCTATGCAAAATCCATCAACATTTCCAGATTATCTTAGAAATATGACTGCAACTGGAATGACTGCGGCAGAACAAAAAGCGGCAGGATTAGAAAAGACTCAAGTCACACCATCTGGTCAAGTTGAAAGAACAACACCCGCTATATATGGCAAACAACAACAAGTAAGCATTGAACAGCCTGGCGGCAATGCACCTATGCCACAAATTGTTGAAGTCAATGGCGTTAAATATTCTGTTTCACCACCAAAAACACCAGGTGGTCAACCTATATATACGCCTGTTGGACAGACTGCGCTAGCCGCCGCGCCATCTGCTACGACTGCGCCAAAAGCACAACCAACAACTAAAGCAAAAACCGAAACAGGTCAACGAGAGCCTATACCCGCACCACAAGGCATTCAACGTATGCCATTGGTTAAACAGGATATGCCTGTGCAATCTGCATCTGGTGTTATTCCTCAAATGAATGAACAACAAAAAACCAGATATGAAGCTGGTCAAACATTGTTTAGCAAAGCATCAGATGCGGCATCAACAGCATCTGATCAAAAGTTAATCCTTGACAAAATTCGTCAAAATTTAAGTCAAGCACAAAGTAGCAAGCCTGGACAGTTGTTGCGTAAAGGCGGTTCATGGGTTGCCGGAAATGCACAATTGGATGAATTACTTAAAAACTTAGCGCAAAATCAATTGTTGCAAGCTAAAGCAATGGGTGTAAATAGCGTCAATGCAGAAAACACTGTAGCATTAGCAAATGGATCGGCAGACATTGATCCTAAAGTGCTTGAAAAAATTGTGGATCAAGCTGATGCAACTGCAACAGCGACAAAGATGTTTAATCAAGGTTTACAAAAATTTAAAAACCGTGATCCATACAACTCAGCAATTCATGCAAACAATTTTCAACAAGATTGGCAAACCAACTATGATCCAAAAATATTTTTGCATCATGTAATTAAAAGTCAAAACATTCCTGATGACAAAAAACGTGAAAAATTAATCAGCAATCTTGGTATGCCTGTGCCTGCTGAAGTTCAAGCCAACAAACAGAAACAATACAATCTGCTTCGATTACAACAAGGGGATTTCTGATGGAAGACGCACTGTCACCATATGAACCGCCTGTACCGGCAGATTTGTTTGGGTCAAGCGGCAAGAAAAGCAAAATGGCAGGCATTCGACCTGATTTGCAACCAGATGAAGAACAATTTACACCTTATTCAGTTGACCCTGCATTAAGTGACTTTGACCCTTTTGAATCAATTAATGCATTGACAGGTGGCAAAGAAGCAAAGCCGGTTGTATCGCAACAGGGCAATCCTTTTGTTGGCCAAGTATTGAAAAAGATGCTTGAAGCCAGACAAGGTATGCAGGCGTTTGGATTGTCTGCTGCTGACGTTCCTGCAAGTTTACCGTCAATGATTGGTGGTGAAGCCACCTATGGATTAACTCGAGCATTTGGCGTGCCTGATGAACGCGCACAGCAATTTTCACAAATGGTTTCAACGCCATTGTCGTATTTGCAGCCAGGCAAAATCAATGAATTATTTAGCCCTAAAGAAAACGTAATTGGCCAAGGTTCAGCGGCTTATGAAGCATCGCCAATATCTAAAATTATGGGATTGGTTTCTGAATACGGTGCTAAACCTGTTATTGAGCATTTGGTATCTAATGGTATGTCGCAATTAGATGCTGAACACCTTGTCAATTCTGCGCCATTGTTGCTTGGCGGCGGTATAAAACTTGGTCAAATTGGTGTTAAATCTATTCCAAAGATGAGGGCATGGGGCGAAGAATTACGTCCTACCGAAGCACCAAGAGAACGAATTGAACCAACAATGGATGGAGTGCAACCCCAAAGTGTAGGTGCTGCACAAGCCACGCCAGCGGCTATTTTGCGTGGCAATGTAGAAGCCGCATTGTCTAACGCATCACCAGAACTGCAAGCTCATATCAAAGCACAAACGCTTGAAAATGTTAATTTGCCTGCTTTAGAAACTAAATCCCTTGAAGAAAAACACGGCATCAATTTAAGCACTGGACAAAGAACAGGTGACACTAGCTTATATGCTCAAGAATGGAATAACCGTGGGCAGACTGAAACACTAAATAAGCATTTTGAAAATCAGCCAGCGCAAATTGCAAACGCATTTGACCAAGCAAAAGAACGTCATGCACCTGATATTTCACATACAGCAGACGCATCAGAACTTGGTCAGCATGAAATTAATGCACTTGCATCAAAAGATCAAATAAGAAAATCAGCAATCAGTGAAGCATACAAAGCATTAACAGATGCTAATGGCGGTCAATTTCCAATCGATATACAAACTTTGGATAGTGGTATTAAATCTGAATTGTCTAAAAATTTAAAGACTAATCATTTACCAACATCCATTGCATCAGATTTAAGTGATTTCTACAAGAATCCTACATTTGAAGCATATGAAGCATTGCGTACAAATTTGGCAAATGTAATGCGTTCAAATGCTGATGGTAACGCTAAAGGCGCGGCATATATTGTCAGAGATCAACTTGAACAATTGCCAGTATTTGGTGAAAAAAATGCAGGGTTTGATCCACAAGCGGCACAACTAAAACAATTAGCAGATCAAGCAAGAAGTTTGGTTAGAAATCGTTCTGAAATATTAAAAAGCAATCCTGCATATAAAGCCGCAGCAAAAGAATTTGATAGTTTAAATGATGCTTCTTCACAAGGTGAAAGTCTTAATGCGGCTAAATTTCACCAAAAATTTGTTTCAAATGCAACGCCAGAATCTATTAGACGCATGAAAGCAGAGATAGCGCCTAATGACATTGCACATCAAGCTATGACTTACGCTGAATTGGAAAGGGCTAAATCTGCTGCTCTTGGGGCAGAAGCTCGCAATGTGTCGCCTGACAGATTTGCTACTTTCTATAAAAACAATAAGTCTGCTTTGCGTGAAGCATTGCCGCCACAAGCCTTACAAGATGTAACAGAAATTGGCGCATTGACTAGCAAAATTGGTATGCCTAAAACTGGCGTGTTTAATTATTCAAACACTTACAGCAGTATGTTAAGCGACATGGCTAAACAAGGTGTAATGACTGCGGCAGAAGCTAAATTAGCTGGATTGACTGGCGGTGCATCTTTGCCAATTACAAGTCTTAGTAGACAATTCTTGCAAAAAATGAACAAAGAGGGTTTTGCCAAACAAGCAACAGACCCATTTGGTGGCTTAACTAAGGAAAAATAATGGCATATCTACTTGCACCCATTGGTAACGGATTCCAGTTCTTTACAACCACTGGACTGCCATTAAATGGCGGGTACATCTACACCTACCAAGCAGGCTCAACCACACCGCTGGCGACTTATGCTGATTCTGCTGGTTCAACATTAAACCCTAATCCGATTCAGCTTGGCACTGATGGCCGACCGCCAAATGAAATCTGGTTGAACTCAGGCTATTCCTACAAATTTGTTTTGGCAGACTCAAGCAATTCTGTGCTTCAAACTTACGATAACCTATATGGAATACCGTCTAGCATTGCATCTGCAACGGCTGTACCGTCTGGCGGAATCATTGCGTGGTCAGGCTCAATCGGCTCAATTCCGTCTGGGTATGTGCTTTGTAACGGCAGTAACGGTACACCTGATTTGCGTGATCGTTTCTTGGTTGGGTCAGGCACATCGTATTCAGTTGGTAGTACCGGAGGATTTACTTCATCTGTGACCAGTGGCGCGGGTACAAACTTGCCTTTGTACTATTCTTTGGCTTACATAATGAAAACCTGATCATGGATATTGACCCAGTTAAATACGGCGTTCTCTGGCAAAAGGTGGAATCTTTGGAAGCAAAGATTGACAAGCTAGAAACTAGCATGGACAAGCTATTAGAGTTGGCCAATCAATCTAAAGGCGGGTTTTGGATGGGTATGGCTGTTGTGTCAATGGTTTCAAGCGTTGCTGGTTATTTTAGTAACTGGCTGCACAAGGGGTAAAGAATTGACCCGCTTACGCTTCTTGCGATGGCTAGTACGGCTGTTGGCTATATCAAACAAGGTTGTGCTCTATACAAAGAGTATAGAGCAACAGGTGTTGAAGTGGTGGATGTCATTCAAGACATCAGCGGTCACTTGGGTAAATTCTTTAATGCACAAGAAACCTTAACCAAGGTTGTCAAAGAAGAAGAAAAGAAACCTAAAACCGCGTCATTGAACCAGCAAGCCCTAGATCGGGTGTTGGCGCAAAGAAGAATGGCGCAGATGGAGGTGGAATTGAGAGAAACGCTAATATATCAAAGCCCCCCTGAATTGGGTGCGATATATACAGATTTCATTGAAATGCGAAAGGTAATACAGGCAGAACAGGAACAGGCAGAAGCAGAACAGGCGCAAAGGGAAAGAATCAAATCATGGCAACGAAAGCAAATGATAAGCGCACTGCAAGACAAAGCCCTGTATCTGGTGGTGATTACGGTGGTTATTCTGTACCTGTACCTAATGGCGTATCTTCTAGTGATGGACAGGAGAACACGATGGGGTTTTTAGTTGGATTGGTTGTGATGTGTTTTGTCTTTGTGGTCATTTTGCCGATCATGGGAATGATTTATTTAGACATTCTTGAAGCAAAACATGAGACACAGCACCAGCAAAAACAGATTCAAAAATTGATTGATCAAGCAAAGGAAAAATGATGGATTGGCTTAAACAAATTGCACCTACTATCGCTACCGCACTTGGCGGTCCACTTGCCGGACTTGCTGTGGATGCGGTGTCCAAAGCTATCGGTGTTGACCCCAAAGACGTTACCAAAACCATTTCTGAGGGTAAGCTGACCGCCGACCAGATCGCACAAATTAAGACCGCTGAATTGGCAATGGCTGCACGGGCGCAGGAAATGGGTCTGGACTTTGAAAAGATCGCCGTAGATGACCGTAAGTCAGCCAGACAAATGCAGTCCACTACTCAATCATGGATACCTGGCCTGATGGCTATTTCTGTGACTATTGGATTTTTTGGCATTTTGGTCGGGTTGATGACTGAACACTTCAAAACCAGCGATGCCTTGATGTTGATGTTGGGTTCGCTTGGCACGGCTTGGACCGGCATCATTGCATTTTATTTTGGATCATCTGCTGGAAGCCAAAAGAAAGACGAACTTCTCCACCAATCAAGTCCTACACCATGAATTTAACTTTGCACTTTACCCTTGAAGAATTGACGTTTACTGAACACCGTCAGTTTGACAACACGCCAAATGAACAAGAATTAGCCAATTTGCAACGTCTGGCTTTATTTTTGGAAGAAGTAAAGAAACTTCTAGGTGGTAAAGCAATCATTGTGAATTCGGCTTATCGGTCGGAAGAGGTCAATCAAGCCGTGGGATCAAAAGATACTAGCCAGCACCGTCACGGTTGTGCCGCAGATATACGAGTGCCAGGCATGACACCTGATGAAGTTGTGCAAGCCATCAAAGCATCTGATTTGCAATATGACCAGCTTATAAGAGAATTTGACGCATGGACTCATGTTTCAATTCCTAACGAAGAAGAACATGAGCCACGTCTTATGTCGTTAATTATCGACAAATCAGGCACAAGAACCTACGCATAATTATCTTGTCACAAATCAATGCGGTAATACGCAAAACTTAACAAGGTTGATATATGCAAAAAATTACTGACCAAGAGTTTATTGAGTTGTGGAAATCTCATGGTGGTAATGCAAAAAAATTTGCTGAGACCACGGGCTTAGATCACCGTGGCATTCTCAGGCGCAGGCGCGGCTTAGAAGTTAAATATGGCGAATCATTAGTGGCGGCTAACCCGAAAGTGGGTATATCAACCAAACCTAGTACGGCTCGCAAAGACTTGGGGATGTTAAATGGGACTGTTATTGTTTTTAGTGATGCTCATTTTTGGCCTGGTATACATACTACGGCATTTAAAGGACTTCTGTGGGCTATTAAAGAGTTTAAGCCCAATGCAGTTATTGCCAATGGGGATATTTTTGATGGCGCTAGTATTTCTCGCTATCCAAGAATCGGCTGGGATTCCACACCATCCGTAATTCAAGAACTCAAAGCCTGTGAAATTGCGATGGGCGAAATTGAGGATGTTGCAAAAAAGACACGCAGCAACACACAATTGATTTGGACATTAGGCAACCATGACGCACGGTTTGAAAACCGTTTGGCTGCCAATGCACCGCAGTACGAATTCGTCAAAGGGTTCAGCCTAAAAGACCATTTTCCTGCTTGGCATCCATGTTGGGCCTGCTGGCCCGCTGAGGGAACAATCGTTAAACACCGCTGGAAAGGCGGCATACACGCCACACACAACAACACCCTAAACTCAGGCGTAAACATCGTTACAGGCCATCTACACAGCCTTAAAGTGACCCCATTTGACGACTATAACGGCACAAGGTACGGTGTTGATACAGGCACACTGGCAGACCCTAGCGGCCCACAGTTTGAAAATTACTTAGAGTTGTCACCGACCAATTGGCGATCAGGATTTGCTATTCTGACATTCCATGACGGGAATTTATTATGGCCTGAACTGGTACATACTTGGTCAGAAACTGAAGTTGAATTTCGGGGAAAAATTCACAAGGTATAAAAAAAGGGGGCGTAATGCCCCCTGCAATTAGCAACTGCGTGGACAGTATATCAGCCCACCAGTTCCCAAACAAGACCATCTTCGTCTTCAACAATGTCGCCAACTTCCAACTCTTCTTCATCTTCAGCAACATCTTCTTCGGCAACTTCTTCTTCATCGCATTGAGCATCTTCATACTCAACCAAAGCATAGTCAGCATCCCAGCCGTTTTCTTCTTGAAACTCAATGAATTCTGAAATGATTTGAATTTTCTCAAAGTCATTTGTTTCAATGGTCACTGTCTCTTCTTCAAGCCAAGCAGTTTGACCGGAAATCGCAATTTCAATCTTGTACATGATGCACTCCTTAAAAAATTTGGCACAATCGCCGTTTAAAATGGTATGCTTGTATTATGACAAATCAGGAGAAGTCATGACAACAAATTTTAAATTTACTCGCGGTGAATCTAAGCAACACGAAGCTAAAGAATACACTATTGAACGTGAGTATAAGAAAGAAGCTCGCAAAGTAGCGGCTTTAGAAAAAGAATTAAAAAAGCACGAAAAGACTGACATGGCTCATGCCCATCCCCCGCAATCACATGAAGCCAGTCAAAAATCAGCGCCTTTGCCTAACATGAGGAAATATTAGGCACTGGCACATCAGCAGGCCATTCCCCACGATCTAACAACAGACTGACTGTTTTTTCATGGGCGGCTTGCCATATTGATTGGCGTTCAGCTTTAGTTAAATTTTTACCCTGATCTATTTCATAGTGGCAGCTTTGGCATAAAGCGGCTATCAGGTTGTCGTCACACTTGATGCCGCGCCCCTTACCACCGCCCCAATTGCTATGTGCTGCCTGCACCATTGTCGGCAAACCACAGTGCTGACAATCCAGCCCTGCCGCGAGTTTTAGTAGCTTTTTGCTTCGGATGTAATTGTGTTTCGGAATCATCGACTATGGCTTCCAATGTGGTGAATTTATGGTGCTGTGGGCATTCATAACGCCTCCTGATTACTCCGCTTTGCCTAGTTCTGGTTTCTAGCGGCTTGGCTTTTTCATTGCATTCTGGACATTTCATTGGTGTGATCTATCTTGCATTCTGTTAGTTGCTTCTTTGGTGCGCCAAATTTCCACATCTAAACGATGGCTTTCCAATTCCCAGCGCAAAGTCTCTTCTTGTTCCACTGCTGTTGCCAAGCCTTTGATTAAGGCCTGATATTCAGGGCTGGAATAGGCTTCACGTTCTTGGTGGCTGGCTGCGTCAATCCCGTTTAACAGTGCGTCACGCATCAGCATGGCTTTTTTTGATTTGCGAAATTCCTCAAGGTAGACACGCTGTGCTTTTGCCGCGCCGTAAGCAGGCGCTTTGTCCCTAATGGCTTGTGTTGATTCTTCTGGTTTCATTTAATCACTCCAATCATGCGTAAAGCCGCGTCAGGGCTGTCAATTCTTGCCAAGGTACTACCAGACCAGTTTTCAAAAAACTCGGCTTGTAGGGGCGTAAAACGGGCTTTTGAGTCCCTTTTAATCTCTACCAGAAACGTGTGGTTGTTGTAACCTACCAACAAATCAACAGGCAGGCTAATTATCCAAACGTAAGCGCCAGCGGCTCGCAAAGCGGCAACAATGGCATCTTGGTTAGCGTCAACTCGTTTAGCGTATCTCATTCATGCGCCTTTGTAAGTCTGCGGTATTTTTCTTCCCACGCTTTTTCTCCAAGTCGAATAAGGTTCTCTGCCACCAAGCGTAGGCTTCCGACTTCCCTTCCTCCATCGCTATTTTGCGGTATTTCGTTATCCAATACTTCGCCTCCAACTGACGCAAGGTCGCCTGTATCTCGTAGTGCTTGGTCAACGGTAGATCGGCTAAATTGTTCACCGTCTTTAAGTCGGCTAAGGATTGAGTTTGCGACAAGTCTTTCATGATTCACTTAAGATTCTCCATGCTGCTGCGGCGCATAAGGAAACTTGACCGTTTCCAATGGCTTTAAGTCTGTCCACCCGAGCGGCCATCCCATCATTGATTCCACAAACGATGCGGGCATTTTCGGAATACCTGTCTCCGCTACGAAAACCTCTCCAAGATTGCTCTCCCAATGCTTGCAATTTGGATTTAAATGTCGTGTCTGAGCATGGCGGGAGTCCTGACATACCGGCGTAGGCATCAACCTTTTGCGTAGTGCTTTTCTGCCATTGCTTCCCCCATCCAGACCCATTGTAGTTGGAGTGTGGAAGAAATTTTCGTTGTTTGGCCGCAATCCAAATTCTGTCTCGTCTATGAGGCGCACCAACGGAATCTGCTCCCAACACTCCCCATCTTGCATTAAACCCCATTGAGGCCAAATCTCCGAGAACTCGTCCAAGTCCCCGAGAAATGAGCATTGGTGAGTTCTCCACAAAGACGAATTTGGGTCGTACTTCGTAAATGATCCGCGCCATTTCTCGCCACATTCCTGATCGTTCTCCATCAATTCCTGCGCCTTTTCCTGCGGCACTAATGTCCTGGCATGGAAATCCTCCAGATACAACATCAACAAGTCCTTTCCACGGTCTACCATCAAAGGTTTGAACGTCATCCCAAATCGGGAAAGGCGGGAGAAGTCCGTCATTTTGTCGGGCGCACAGTACGCTTGCTGGGTAGGCTTCCCATTCGACTGCACAGACGGTTCTCCAACCAAGTAGTTTGCCTCCGAGTATTCCTCCACCAGCGCCTGCGAAAAGAGCCAACTCATTCAATTTACTCCCCTTAATAATTTCAGTCTAGCCAATATTTCAGAATTTGGCGGCACAACTTTCTTGCTGTCCTCATCAAGCTTAACCAATGCTGGATCACGTCCTAATCTAGATGGCACAGTGACTCTAGCTATGTCGGCGAAGGTAGGCTTTTCCTGCCGCTGGTTTCTGACCCAGTTTCGCCAGGTTGCAGTCCAATCCAGTTTGGTTGCCGCCGACCCTGTTTTGGAAACCCAATAATCTTTAAAGCCATCAAAGACAACCGCAGGGTTTAGGTCAGGTCGATGCTGTTGGCAAAATGCAACCCACTCATCTTGCAAAACAAAGTCTGCTGAAAGGCGTGAGCCTTTTGTTCTTTCTTTTTTTGGTGTTTCATCAATACTATGGTTATTGGTTATTGGTTTATGGTTATTGGTTGCTATTGGGGTCGCATTAGGGGGGCTAATAGCCTCCCCATTGCCATCCTTATGCCAGCGCTTAGCCGCCCCTTTTTTTCCATCTTCAGAAAACTTGCGGTATTTGGCTATTTCCTCGTCAGCACGTGGATTTATAAACCCTTTTTCTGTCGATACAAAAAACTCATCCAATACTGTTAAAACTTCTTGTTCATATTCACGCAAGCCAATCTGTCTAGCAATATCACGTTGCCTGATTGGTGCTTCATGAAGATAGTAATGATCTAGAAGCCTGCGATACGCCAAGTCCTCTAATGGTGAAAGATGATGTGTGTGCGACTTATAGTCGCCAATATGAAATTGGTAAAAGTGCATTCCCACGCCCTGATGATCCACCCAAAAAGAAACCTCGGCAGGAGGGGTGGGTTCTCTTTTCGACAAGGGGATCAATCCTTGCCTAGCCGTGTTTCAAACAATTTTACAACACAAACCACTCAGGCTTCAAGTCCTTGAGCTGGCGCAATCGCAATTCAGGCACTGCTTTCCATTGGCAAACAGCCGCCCTATTGATGCCCAAAAGCCTAGCAAGCTCAGATTGTGAGCCTGCCAACTGGATTAATTCTTGTTTTGTCATGGGCGCATTGTAAAGCTAGATTAACAAAATAACAACATTAGGGTTTGTCCCTAGAAAATAATTGCAAAAAGTGCTTGACCTGTGGTTAAGTTTGCTTAACAATACATTCATTCCCCAGCACAACGCATAGGGTCTTTTAGGAGGTCACATGACCGATTTTACTTTCTCTCCCGCTGATTTCAACGCCACCACTATTCTTGTGGTTGCCAACACTCTAGACGCTAAACAATACCTAGCAGAGCGCTACGGTCTTGGTTGTGTGTCTGTTGAAATTCGCAAGTCTGCCGCGCCAGAGTTTGCGGATTCTTTTGAATTTCAAGGTTTGTCTTACGCTTAATTAATGGGGCGCAAGCCCCTACAAAGGAACTCAAATGAGACACATTGAATTATTACCCGCCACAGACGCACGCATCATGATTGACCAAGGTTTAGAACACTTGGTTGTTGAACATGATGATTTGATTGTGCCATTGGACTGCTATTTCTGCCCAATCACAGGCAACTTGTGGCACGCATACCTTGGCACAACAGAGCTGTACAACGTATTGTCAGCCACCGTTATTGCATCCCTTGAACGTGAATTTGCACCTTTGTGTGCGTAAGGAATAACCATGTTTGACATTGAAAAATACACCAAACCTACAGACTGGTTTCAGGTAGCACTGTGGATTGTTTCAGCAGCCGCCATTGTGGTGGTCATTCTTGACGTTTTATACTGGAGAGCCTAATGCAAAAAATAGCAACTGCTTTGGTCAAAGCACAAAAAGCCTTTGGACCGGCACTCAAATCCTCAACCAACCCACATTTCAAATCACGTTATGCCGACTTGTCAGCCTGCGTGGAAGCTGTAATCACTGGCTTAAACGACAACGGCATAGCGTTAATCCAGAAATGCTATGACTGCGCCAACGGCGTGATGGTCGAAACCATGTTTGTCCATGAGTCTGGCGAAATGTTGGAATGCGGCATTTTGCACGTTCCGGCCAGCAAACAAGACCCACAAGGCTACGGTTCGGCATTGACTTACGCTAGGCGCTACAGCCTGATGGCTGCCTGCGGTATTGCGCCTGAAGATGACGATGGCAACAGCGCCGTGCGCCGCACTGAGATTAAGTCAACGGTTAACGAAAACCAAGTTTTAGATTTGATGGGCGCAATGGATGAAGCCACCACGTTAGATGAGTTGCAAAAAACCTACAAATCCGCTTATGCCGCCGCAAATGGTGATCCTGTTTGGCAAAAACAAGTTATGGCTAAGAAAGATGCCAAAAAAGCATTGTTGGGGGCGAAATGAACAACCCACCAGCATTTCCAGTGCAATTTCAAGGAACAACTGAACCTAGTTTATCTGGCATGACCTTGCGTGATTACTTTGCGGCAAAGGCTATGCAAGGTATGTTGTCAGAGCCATCTTTAAGGGCAACACCAGAAGAATTTGCCACTGAATCTTATAAAGTGGCAGACGCAATGCTGAAAGCGAGGGAAGCATAATGGAACAACGCACAGAAGAATGGTTTGCGGCTCGATGTGGCAAAGTCACCGCCAGCCGCGTGGCAGACATTATTGCCAAGACCAAAACAGGCTACAGCACTAGCCGTGAGAATTACCTAGCGCAACTGGTCTGTGAGCGCATGACCGGCAAACCCGCTGAGTCATATTCAAATGCGGCAATGCAGTGGGGTACAGAACAAGAACCCTTTGCCAGAGCCGCCTACGAATCCGCCAGAGACGTTTTGGTGGATGAGTTAGGGTTTGCTATTCACCCGACCATTGCGATGGCTGGCGCGTCACCAGATGGCCTAGTGGGTGAGTTTGGATTGGTGGAGATTAAATGCCCCAACACCGCCACACACATTGACACACTGTTAACCCAAACTGTGCCGACCAAGTACATCACGCAAATGCAATGGCAAATGGCCTGTACTCAGCGCCGCTGGTGCGACTTTGTGAGTTTCGACCCGCGTATGGACGAGGGCTTGCAATTATTTATCAAGCAGGTGGACTATGACCCAATCTATGTCGCACAGCTTGAAAAAGAGGTAATCAATTTCCTGATGGAAGTTGAGGACAAAATCCAAAAACTTAACAAACTGAAAGCCTAACATGAAGAAAATCAAAAACCTAGTTGTCATTACTGGCACTTACACCAACAAAGACGGACAAGAAAAGAAACGCTACCAAACCATCGGCAGCTTGTTTGAAGATGGTGAAAACCTAAAGATCAAGTTGGACACAATCCCTTTGGTTGATGGCGGCTGGACAGGTTGGGCAAATTGCTACGAATTGGAAGATCGTGCTCAAAAGCCACGCAAATCAGGCTTTGATGATTTACCTGACGACATACCGTTTTAATCATGAGCTTACTAACAAAAATCTGGTTTCCTGACCTTAAATTTCCAAGGGCCAGGGCTACAGACCCAATAACTTCATTTGAAGCGGCTGACCAGGCTAAAGACTTGGCAAGCAAACACCATAAAGCCATCGTAGAAGCTCTTAAAGTTGGCGCTATGGGCAAGGATGGGATAGCTGCGGCGGCAGGTCTTGATAGCAATCAAGTGGCTAGGCGGTTGCCTGAGTTGGCGCGGATTGGCGAAATTGAACTGACCGGCAACACAACAAAGTCAAAGTCAGGTCGGGCTGAACGTGAATGGCGTATCAAACCTAAACAAATGGAGTTGATATGAGTACATTTAACCGAAAACGGCAGATCATGGAACATGAACTAAGCGCACAAGATGAAATAGACATTATGTGGCAGCAAGCCATGCGTCAGTCTATTGAAGAAGGTGAAATGTTTACCCGCTATCACTTTGCCAAACTGGTAGCCGCCAAAGAGCGTGAAGCCTGTGCTGTTGCTTGTGAAAAAGAGCTAGAGTATTGGGGCTGGAACATTGTTTTTGATTCCGCAAAACTCATCAGAGCCAGAGGAGAACAAGCTGTGACATTGTGTCACGGATGGAATGAATACGGTCAAGTTATTGAAGCCAAGGAGAAAAACGCGTGATGACACCAAAATTCATGCAATTACTTGAACAGTGCATCGCTGACGGTGTTGTTATTGGTCATAACAGGGCATATAAGCACACCGACAACCCAAGTAAAACGCAAATTAACGAGTTGATTGTTAACGAAGTGTTTATTCAAATACATGAGTGGTTTGATTTTAGCGAAACAAAAGGAAAAGACGCATGATTGAAACAATATTTTTGTTGTTTTTGGGCGCATTTATTGGAATTGGCGGGTTGATAGCAATTTTGATTTTTTTGGATTTTTACCAAAAATGATGTTGACAAGCGCAAATTTCATATAAAATGGCACTTCCATTAACCTTGCAAGGAAACCAAAATGGGCTACGAAGCTAAGAAAATTCCGTCAGCGATCAGTTCAGATATGTCTGGTGAAAAGAAAGTCGGCGTGTCAAAAGTTGACCGTGAATACGGCGGTGCTAAGTCCACCACTGGCGCAACACCACCTAAAGGCGCAACCAGCAGCGACACCAGTGGCGAGCGCAAAATGAAAATTCAAGGCGGTGTTGGCATGGGTAAAGCTGACAGCATTGGTATGCGTGAAGCCAGCCACATGGGTAAGCACGATGGCCGCATGGGTGAAATGAAAGGTGGTTCTAGCGAGTCAAATTGCTATGATCACAAGCGCTACGCACACGCACAAGATTCGATGTAAATCGAAACGCCCAAGGGTCTGACCACCCAAGGGCATTTCTGGCCAACAAAAAAAGGAGTTTTGATGGTTGACCGAAATTGTAAGTCTTGCCGCCACTTTCTTGACACTGAGATGTTGGGACAGTGCCGCCGCTATCCGACATACCAAAACCGCCATGCAAATGAATGGTGTGGTGAATTTACGACAAAAATAGATCATGTTGTCCAAGATGACATAGGTTTTGTTGAGAAACGCAAATACGTCAGAAAGGTCCAAGATGTTACGACCGCTGCGTGATAGAGTTGTTGTCAAACCCAGAGTGCGTCAACTGAGCGACATCATTTGGGTAAACAATAAGGAAGCATTTAACGAGGGAACGATTGTTGCCATTGGCCCATTGGTTGACCAGGCGGCGGTTGGTGACTTCATTAAATACGGCAATGGTGATTACCTGAACTGGCCAACCCAACGGATTGACGGTCAGGACTATCAAATCATCCAAGAAGCAGACATTTGTGCTATTGTTGAGGAATCATGAAAGAAATCATACAAATGCGAATTCAAGACTTGATGGCAAAGGGCCGCGAGTTGGAACAACAGTTGCACCAGATCAATGGTGCGTTGCAACAATGCCAGTGGATGCTGGCCGAACTGGAGAAAGACGATGCCGCTGAAGAAATCGACCAGCCCCAAAGCGTTTAAAGAGAATATCAAGACGGAAGTCAAGGCCGGTAAGCCTGTAAAGCAGGCCGTGGCAATCGCATACAGCGAAAAGCGCGAAGCTGAAAAAGCTAAGGCTAAGAAGAAATGACCGAAGTTACCGAAAAGCGCCCTGTGGGTAGACCAAGCAAATACGACCCTGCGTTTTGTGAAAGGGCGATAGAGCTTGGGCGCATCGGTAAATCCATTGAGCAAATAGCCGCAAATCTAGGGGTTTCTACTAGGGTCTTATTCGATTGGAGAGATAAGCACGAGGATTTTCTGCACGCCTTGGAATATGCAAAAGAATTAGAGCTTGATTGGTGGGAGACAATTGGTCAAACCCACATGATTGAGGAAAAAGAAAGCGCCAAACTAAACGCGTCAATCTGGTCAAGATCAATGGCTGCAAGGTTTCCGAAAAAGTATCGTGAAAGCACAAAGCAGGAGATTACTGGCGCAGAGGGCGCACCGCTGTTGCAGGGCATTCAAGTGACATTTGTGAAGCCTAGCGAATAGCGTCAACACGCATGGGGATTGTGGGCAAGGTTAAGCGACTTGACGCTAGGCCGTTCGATTCGGCAAGCCCATCAAGAACAGTCCCCAGCCGTGTTGGTGATACCGCAAAACTGATGCGGTTAATATGTCATAAAAGTTGTGCAAGGTTCGACAAAACAGCCGAATGGCTCTCCTCCGAAAGGATGCACCGATCAACAAGCTGGAGATCAGTACCAGCCACCAACAACTTATAAGGAGTCAGATTGTCCGAAGTCAGCAACGCCCAATTCCCTGTAAAGCTGGCGTGTTTATTTGATCCGCCAAAAAGCCGCTATCGAGTTTTATATGGTGGGCGAGGTGGCGCTAAGTCATGGGGCGTGGCTAGAGCACTGCTGATTAAAGCCGCCAAAGAGCCATTACGAATCCTTTGTGCGCGGGAGTTCATGACTTCCATGCGGGATTCTGTGCATAAGCTGCTGTCCGACCAGATCGTTGACCTTAACTTACAGTCGTTCTTTGAGATAACCCAAGCCAGTATCCGCGGCAAAAACGGCAGTGAATTTAGCTTTGTTGGTTTGAAAAACAATGTAGCTAACGTAAAAAGTTATGAGGGTATAGATATTTGCTGGGTTGAGGAGGCATCCTCAGTGACCAGATTGTCATGGAATGTGCTGATTCCTACCATCCGAAAGCCAGACAGCGAGATATGGATTACGTTCAACCCTGAGTTGGAAACTGACGAAACCTACCAGCGGTTTGTAGTCCACAAGCCAGACAACGCGGTGGTGACTAAGGTCAATTGGAACGATAACCCTTGGTTTCCTGACACGCTGAAGCTGGAGATGGAAAGCCTGAAAGCGCGTGACCCAGAGGCGCACAGGACGGTCTGGGAGGGTTTCTGCCGCCAGACGGTAGATGGGGCTATCTTTGCCAAAGAAGTGCAAATGGCTGAGTTGGAGAACCGCATTACCCGCGTTCCTTACGATGCTACAAAGCCTGTACACGCTGTGTTTGACCTTGGTTGGGCTGATGCCACCGCCATCTGGTTTGTCCAGTTTATCGGCATGGAAACCCGCCTGATTCGGTATATTGAGGACAACCAGCAGACAATCAGCCATTATCTTGCTGAAATGCAAAAGTTTGGCTATGTATACGACACGTTATGGTTGCCGCACGATGCACAGAACAAAACGCTAGCGGCAAATGGGCGGTCAATTGAGGAAATTGTGAGGGCGGCAGGCTACAAAACCCGCATAATTGACAAGACACCAGTTGTAGACAGCATCAACGCGGCAAGAACAATATTCAGATCATGTTATTTTGATAGAGAAAATTGTTATGATGGCTTACAATGTCTGCGTCATTACCGGTATGAGGTTGATCCTGATACAAAGCAGTTCAGCCGCAATCCATTACATGACCAGTATTCGCACGGTGCTGATGCCTTTAGGTACATTGGTCTCATGATTAATGAACCCAAAGAACGGAAGAAACCCAAACCGATGCCGATGTACGGCAGCGCAAACAGTTGGATGGGCTAAATGGACGATTACGACCCGATTATTCAAGAAGCGGTGGACTTTCTGAAGTTCAGCAACGATGCCGACACAATGAACCGCCAAGAAGCCTTGGAGGATTTAAAGTTTGTCAACGGCGACCAGTGGCCGGTGGAGTTGCAAAACAGCCGCAACCTTGAGTCCCGACCAGTGCTGACAATCAACAAGCTCGATACGTTTTGCCGCCAAGTTACCAACCAACAGCGCCAACAGCGACCACGCATCAAGGTACACGCTACCAACACCGAAGCAGATGCCAAGGTTGCACAGGTCATTTCAGGCGTAATTCGGCACATTGAGGTCAATTCCAACGCTGACCATGCCTACGACAACGCCTTTGATTACGCTGTCCGCATGGGTTGGGGCTATTGGCGCGTGACCACAAAATATGTACGGGAAGATAGTTTTGATCAGGAAATCTACATTGAACCTGTGGATAACCCGTTCACGGTGTATTTTGACCCTAACTCAATTGCCCCTGATGGCTCAGACGCTGAGAAGTGCCTGATTACCACCATGATGCCGAAAGAGGTGTTTCGCAAGCTGTATCCTGATTTGGATGATGGCACATCGTTTACCCAACGCGGCACAGGCGACAGTCAGTCTGAGTGGATTACCAAGGAAGATATACGCATTGCCGAATACTTTTACACGGTGCGGGAAAAGGCTACGCTGTATCACTTGTCAGACGGCACGATGAAGTTTGCTGATGGCAAGGACTTTTTCCAGCGGTTGGAATTGGCTGGTTTGTCGGTCATTGATGAGCGATCCAGCTTCAAGAAAACCATCAAGTGGAAGAAGATGACCGCCATTGAGGTTATTGAAGAACAAGACTGGCCTGGTCGCCACATTCCGGTGATCCCTTGCTACGGTCGCCATGTCGTGATCGGCAACAAGCGCAAGAAGTTTGGCATGATTCGCAACGCCAAAGACCCGCAGCGTATGTACAACTTCTGGCAGACCAGCCTGACTGAAAGCATTGCACTTGCACCAAGAGCCAAGTGGATCATGGCGGAGGGCCAAGACGAGGGACATGAGAACGAATGGGCGCAGGCAAACGTCAAATCAACGTCTTATTTGCGTTACAAGCAACGCGACATTGATGGTCAGCCTGCACCAGCGCCACAGCGCCTGCAACCCGAGCCACCGCCTGCTGGCGTGATCACAGCGGCAAGCGTCATCAATGACGATTTGTCTGCTATCATGGGTATCTTTGACCCTAACCAGATGCCGACCGGCAATATATCGGGCAAGGCGCTGAATGGCCAACAGCAACAGGTTGACCTGACCAACTTTGATTATTACGACAACCTGACACGATCAATCTCCCACACCGGCAAGATCATTTTGGACTTGATTCCGAAAATCTACGATTCTGAGCGTGTTTTGCGAATCATTGGGGATGATGGTAAGCCTGATTTGGTGACGCTGAACGAGCGCACAGCGGTTGGCGAAGTGCTGAATGATGTGACGGTTGGTGAATACGATGTGGTGATGGAGACAGGACCAGGCTACAATAGCAAGCGCCAAGAGGCTGTCGAATCCATGATGGGAATGTTGTCTGCTGACCCGACTTTGATGCAAACAGCGGGTGATTTGATCTTCCGCAACATGGATTTTCCTGGCGCAGACACCATTGCCGACCGCTTGGCTACGCTGAACCCGCTGTCACAAGTTGACGAGAAAAGCCCAATTCCTCCGCAAGTTCAGATGCAATTGGCGCAAAGCCAGGCGCAAATGCAACAGATGGCACAGGAAATCCAGCAGTTGCAGATGGTCATCAAGCAGCGTCAGGACATCGAGCAAGTCAAGCAGGACAACGAAACTAAGCGCGAACTGATGAAGCAGACCGCCAAAGCGCACGACATTGAGATGAATAATGAAACCAAGCGCCGTGATACTGATGCGCGGGTCGAAATGAAAGAGCGTGATACCGACAAAATCACCGCCACTCAGCTTCAAATTGAGGAAATCAAAGGGCAATTTGCCCTATTGCTGGCGCACATTGATCATATATCTCGTCAAAACGCATCAGCAGAAACTACTGAACGGGCTATTTGACAAAAAAACAACATTGTGGTATAAACCACAAAACCTTACCAGTTGGGTCAACTGGGTTAATTCTTGAGGTAACTCATGTCTGAAAAAGAAGCAGGGTCAGTATTGACCAGCGAAAATGCGGCAGATTTTTATGCACAAAGATTAGGTTTAGCTGATCGTGAAGCGCCCGAGGCGGTTGTTGAGGAAACTCCAAACGAGCCGGAAGTAGAAGCGGAACAGAGTGAACCTGAAGAGCAGGAAGAAGCCAAACCCACAGAAGAAAAGAAGCAGAACCCGAAACTTGAAAGACGGTTTTCTGATCTGACCAAGCAACGTGAAGAAGCGCGTAAAGAAGCGCAGATGGAACGTCAGCGTAGGGAAGAATTAGAAGCCCGTATTGCGGCACTTGAGAAACCGGCAGCGCCAAAAGCGCAAGAAGTGGATGAAGAACCGCAGCCAAGTCAGTTTCAAGACGCATTTGAATATGCGAAAGCTCTAGCGGAGTATTCGACAGAAAAGGCGTTAGCGGAACGGGATAGGCGAGATGCAGAGGAAAAGGTTGCAGCCGAGCGCCAAAAGGTCATTGAGACTTGGGCGAGTAAGGTGCAAGCGGTCAAAGCATCATTGCCTGACTTTGATGAGATTGTCGCGTCTAGTGATGTTGTCGTAAACGATGATGTTAGGGATGCAATTCTGGAGAGTGATGTAGGACCACAGGTTCTGTACCACCTAGCTGAAAATGACGAACTCGCAAAGAAAATATCGGCTATGTCGCCTAAAGCGGCACTCAGAGAGATAGGAAAATTGGAAGAGCGGTTATCCGCAAAGCCAACTGCTAAACAGGAAACTGTGGTTAAAAGTAGAGCACCAGCCCCGATCAGCCCGATTCGTGGTGGGACAGCACCAGTGGATGTACCAATAGGCTCTGATGGAGAGTTTCATGGCACATACGCACAGTGGAAAGCCCAACGCAGAACCGGAAAGATCAAGTAAACCTAATCTTTTTGGAGAAATCAAATGGCAAATCAACTGCTAACCATCTCCAAGATCACCAACGAGGCGTTGATGGTTTTGGAAAACGAATTGACTTTTACATCAGAAGTCGACCGCAACTATGACGACCAATTCGCTGTTGTAGGCGCAAAAATCGGTAACACTGTTAACGTCCGCCGTCCTGGTCGTTTCATTGGTACTACCGGCCCTGCTTTGAACGTTGAAGATTTCAACGAGACAAGCGTTCCTGTAACCCTGTCAACACAGTTCCACGTTGATACACAGTTCACCACACAAGACTTGGCTTTGTCCTTGGATATGTTCAGTGACCGCGTGTTGAAGCCTGCTGTGGCGGCAATCGCCAACAAGATCGACCGTGATGGTCTGGTTATGGCCAAAAACAATACCGCCAACATTGTCGGTACTGCTGGCACACCACCCACAGGTTTGATCACATACCTGACCGCAGCCGCTTACTTGGACGCTGAAGGCGCACCACGTGATGGTCGCCGTTCATGTATCGTTGAACCCTTTACATCTGCCACTATTGTGGACAGCTTGAAAGGTCTGTTTGTTCCTCAAGAAGCCATTGGCGAGCAGTATCGCAAGGGTTTGATGGGTCGTGACTCTGCTGGTATGAACTGGAAGATGGATCAGAACGTGGTGTCTCAGACATTCGGTTCTTATTCCACCGCCACTTTGTCTTGCAACACTTCAACTGCAACAGGCTTTTTAACATCTGGCTGGGCATCTACTTCAACCATCGCATTGTCGGCTACCACTGCCAACGCATCGTTGAACCAAGGTGACGTTATCCAGATTGCTAACGTCTACGCTGTCAACCCCCAGAACCGTCAGGCTTATGGCTCTAACAAGCTGCGTAACTTCGTTGTGACCGCACCTGTGACCGTTTCCACTTCTGGCACTACTTCTGTGACCGTCAGCCCTGCTGTGATCACCGCTGGTCAGTTCCAGAACGTGTCTGTCACATCACCCGGCGCATCCGCAGTTACACCGTTCAACAACACCGGTACTGTTAGCCCACAAAACATCATCATGCACCGCAATGCGTTCACATTGGCAGTAGCCGATCTGGAATTGCCAGAGGGTGTGCATTTTGCTGGTCGCGCTTCGGACAAAGAAATCGGTCTGTCAATGCGTGTGGTTCGTCAGTACACCATCAACAACGATTCGATCCCGACTCGTTTGGATGTGTTGTATGGCTGGGCTCCGCTGTACCCTGAGTTGGCCTGCCGCGTTGCAGCTTAATTAACCTAAACCAAGGAGAAAATCATGGCTGCACCTAATAGCGTCACCACAATTCACCCCAGTAATCTGGCGACAAACCAAGCTATCCGCTTGTTGTTTGTGGCAACTGGCATTCCAATCTCCGCTACTGGCGATTCGACTGTCACTTTGCCTGCACAGAACGTCTCCACCTACTGCGTGCAAAACGTGGCCATCACCAACGCTAACAAAGACGTTAGCTCTGGCGCATTGGCTATCTGGACCGCACCAGCAGGCGGCGGCACAGAAATCGTTACTAACGCAACTTTGACCAGCAACACTGGCTCAACTTACGTTACTAACGCAACTGTTGTTGCTGGAACAAAAACTACAGCCCTGACCGCACAGACTCTGTACGTTAAGGTCGGCACTGCTGTAACAGGCGCAACTGTGGACATTTACGTTTACGGTTACGACTTCTCTGTTTACTCTTAATCGAGGCATAACTGAGTAAAAAAGCCACTCTTAAAAGGGGTGGCTTTTTCTGTTTTTAAAGTACAATCAATTCATTCTGTAAAGGAATCATCATGGCTAACTCTCAAGCAATTGGCGTTGCATATCTTGATCAAGATATTATTGACGCTACTTATTCTTTGGTTAACTCAGTTAGTGGTCAGATGGGCTACACAACTGGCTCACCATCAATAGCGGTTTCTTCTGTAACTCAATTAACTAGCAAATCAACAGGCGTTACCATCAATGCGGCGGCAGGTCAAATTGTGACCAATAACGCGGCTTTGGCGGCTGGTGCTGAAGTGGCTTTTGTGGTTACAAACAGTG